ATATCCTAATATGCCACCTGATGTTCTAGCATTATTTTCTAGTGAGTGGGCAAGAACAGGAGATCCACAAGTAGCTATCGCAGAAGTAAGAAGAAGTGATGCTTATGATATAGCTTTTCCTGGTAATAAAAGACCAGATGGAACAGTTAAGTTTGATGAAGTTACATACACAGGTCTTAAAGAAAGTTACATAGGTACTTTACAAGAGTATGGTATTCCAAGAAATACATCAGTAGATTTACTAACAGATAGATTCACAGGTCTTATTGAAGGCGAAGTATCTGCTAGAGAATTTGCACAAAGAATTGATGCTACATTTCAAGGCATACAAGAAAACATACCAGAAGTACAATCTTTTTACAGAGATAACTTTGACTTAGATTTAACACCTGAAGCTATATTTATTGGTGCATTAGACCCAACAGTAGGTGAAGAAATTGTTGCAGGTAGAATAACTACTGCACAGATTGGTGGAGAAGCAGCAAGAGCAGGGTTTAGTATTACAGGAGATCTGGCACAAAGACTACAAAGAGCTGGTGTAACACAAGCACAAGCTAGACAAATCTTTACTTCTGCTGAAGCACAATTACCACAATTACAAGAGTTACAAGCACAACAAGGTGTTGAAACATCAGAGCAGTTTGGTTTAGAAGATTTCACAGAGGCAGCAGTATTCCAAAGCCCTGAAGAACTACAGCAAATACAAAGACTTAGAGGAGAACAAGCATCAGAGTTTGCTCCTACTACAGGTGCTGCTAGAACAGGTCGTAGAGTTTCAGGATTAACTGAACTTTAATACTTGTATATCCCACATATAGTGGTACTATATATTGTATAGCCTGGTAGCCTCGGCTTAAAGATGCATTGCACCCTCCAGTTTATCTCTGGCGTATAAACTGTGTATTTTAAATCGCCCAGTATCGGTACAGCTAGAAGTGGCTGACAATTCTCATTTGTACTTTAATTATAACTTGTCGCCTATCGCATTATTTACCCCAGGATAATGTAGTTAGTAGAAATCTGGGAGAGGAGAGAATATGGAAAACGATAGTGGAAAATACAGTGGAAAACACACAAGATGATAACAATGCTATCAAGTCAATGCGAGAACGCATTAAAGAACTTGAAGGTGTAGAGAAAGAGTATAAGTCTGTACAGATGGGTAATGCCATTAAAGATGCAGGTTTTGATCCTAGCTCTGGACAAGGTAAAGCATTGAAAGACTTGTATAAAGGCGAAATGGATTCTGATTCTATTAAGCAGTTTGCTTCTGAAAACTATGGTTGGGGTGCAAGTCCTGATCAAGTAACAGAGCAAGAGGCTCAAAGATCCAGAGTTATAACTAGCCAAGATAGTTTAGATACTGTAATTGAAGCATCAGTACCAGTTGAACCAGTAGGCATAGATGACCAAATAAATCAGGCACAGTCTGATGGTGATTGGCAAACAAGTTCAGCTCTCAAAGCAGAAAAATTAAAAACCTTAATGGAGAGAAAATTATAAAAATTACTCTTTATTAATTAACAAATAAAAAAGGAGAACATATGGGTGCAATAACAGGTCAAGGACAATCCTTTAACCTCCCTAACTATGTAGGAGAACTATTTAATGTTTCCCCTACAGATACTCCATTATTGAGTGCAATTGGTGGTATGACTGGTGGTATATCAGTTTCATCAAAACAATTTACTTGGCAGACAACAGACCTCGCAGGTGCTACACAAACAGCAGTTGTTGAAGGTGCTGACCCTACTATGAAAGGTAGAACAAGAAGCGAAGTAAGCAATGTTACTCAAATAATGCAGTATGGTGTTGAAGTATCATACACCAAACAAGCAGCAGTCGGAAACATAGCTGGAGAATCTATCATTGGTAATCAACCAGTTCAAGATGAATTGGCTTTCCAATTAGATATGGCTATGAAAACAGCTGCAAGAGATATTGAGCATTCCTTTATTCAAGGAGCTTATAACGCAGGTGCCAACATAACTACACCTAGAAAAACTAGGGGTATGTTAGCAGCAGTAACAACTAACGAAGTTGCTGGTGGTGCAGCTGCTTTGACACAAGCAAAAGTAGAATCAGCTTTAAAGAAAATGGCTGACTCTGGTGCTCCATTTGAGATGCCAGTTATATTCGCTAATGCTTTTCAAAAGCAGAAACTATCTTCTATCTATTCAAGTGCTTTAGCTTTAGCACCAAGAGATAGAAATATCGGTGGCGTAAATATCACAACAATAGAAACAGACTTCGGTCAAGTAGGTATCGTTTTTGAACGACACATACCAGCTGATGATGTTCTCATTGCTGATCTTGCGTTTATGAAGCCAGTTTTCTTGGACATTCCAGGAAAAGGACACTTCTTTGTTGAGCCATTAGCTCAAACTGGTGCAGCTTATAAGTACCAAGTGTATGGAGAAATTGGATTAGAATATGGTCCAGAACAGTTCCACGCAAAGATAACAAACCTATCTGTAGCCTAATAAAAAGATAGATAGTATATTTATTAGAGGGAGATAAATACTTCTCCCTCTAGTAATATGGAGATATATGGCAGCAGTAAGCACACTCGTAGATAGAATTTATAGAGATTACTTAAATAAACCTGATGACTTATCAGCTTTTTCTAGGTTAGATGGTGCTATGACTAACTCACAAAACACACTTTCTTATGAAGATGGATTGTTTAGTGTAGAGGAAGAAAACCTTTTAGGCAATGGTGCAATCGTAGAGGTTGGACTAGAGCTTATGTTAGTGACCAGTGCAAACACTTCAACAAGAGTGTTGTCAGTATCAAGAGGTTACTCTGGTACAACAGCTGCTACACACGCCGACAAAGATAATATATTTATTAACCCAACATTCCCTCGTAAGTCTGTATTTGATGCAACATCAGATAACATAGAAAGACTATATCCAACGCTATGGAATGTCACGACAGCAGATGTAACTTCTAATGCAACATACGCAGAAGTACCAGCATCAACAGTAGAAGTTCTTAACTCTTATGTACAGTCTGCATCAGGTAGTCAGTACACATCAGCAGGTATAGAATTACTAAGAGATTTCCCACCATCAAGTACAAACGCAGCAGTACAGTTTTATAACACTGCAACAGGTAAGACAGTACACCTTGTAGTTAAAAGAAGATTTGTTAGACCTACTGATGAAACAGTGGATTTAGCTACTTTCTGTTTACTAGATGATCAAACATATCATCAGATTGTAATGGTCGGTGCAGTAGCTGACATCATAGGTGCAACTGATATAGATGCCACAACACAAGAATTTATTACAGAAAAACTAGCTGCTGAAAACTATCCTGTCGGATCAGGAGAAAGATTAAGAAACGCATTACTACGACTAAGGTCATTGTTGATTGATGAAGCAAGAGGTAATCTACGCTCTCTGTATGCACAGCCAGTAGCGATAATGAACATCAATTACTAGGTTCGTATGGCAGTATTACCATCACCTAGCAACACAGCACAACCACAAGCACAAGGATTTGAAGCTAACTTAGATGATTTATTTCTTAGATTTGCTGTAGGTCCTGGTAGGCAGATGAACATAAACACTGCTCCACTACAGGCACAAGCTATACAAACATCAGAAACACCAGAGGATTTCCAACAGGAGTTTGGTCAGATTTATTCAAGAACAAACTTTAGTGGTGGTGAAGGATTAGATAAAGCACATAGAAGAGAAGGTACACCTAATGATTTCTCTAGGTTTTGGGATAGCAAAGGTATTGATGTCTTTCACGCAGAACAAGATAACTCATACAGTGTTAGATTACTGAAAGATGTAGAACAAAAGACTTTAACTTTATCATCAGAGAATAACTACTTAGCACAAACGACTAATGGTTATATGTATATCACAGATGGTACAAGTATTTATCAATCTACTAACGAAGGTGTTACCTGGACTGCTATGACAAGCACTGGTGTTAGCTATGCAATACAAGGTATAGTTGCATTTGGTAATGATTTATTTATAGTCACAGGAGATGGTGGATCAAACAAACAACTTATATCTTATGACTTATCTGCTACAACATTCACTACAGAAAACTTAGGTTCAGTATTTACTGGTGCTTTTACAGGGATCTGGTTTGCAAAAGGTACATTATTTGTTAGTGGTAAGTCCACAACAGCAGAGTTTTTATGGCAATCAAGTCCATTCACAGCTAACTTCTCTGGTGACTTTGAAACAACAGATGCTTTAGTTACAACAGAACCAACACATCAATTCACAAGTGTTGTTGATGCAGGTGCAGTAGTTATTGCAGGTAACACAGATAGTAATGTCTATTCTCTAAAGATTGATGGAGGTACCTGGAGTCTTAAAGGACAAACACAGTTACCTTTTGAAGAGATCCATTCACTTGCAGCAACAGAAGGTATTGTTTATATCGGTACAAAAGGTTATCAATCTAACACAGGTAGATTCTATACAGCAGAGTTAACTGTTGCAGATAACTTGTATGTCTTAGCTAACAGACAGTTAATAAAAGAATGGGATAATGGTGTTGACCAAAGTCCACATAGTATGTTTGTTACTAGAGATAGTGTCTATATGGGCATACACGAATCAGCAACTGAAACAAACTTGTGGAGATATTACTTACCTACTGCTGGTATAGCTAGAGATTTAAGCGTGACACATACATCAGATACAAATGCAAAAGTTACAGGTATTACACAGACTGGTACAACTGGAGGTAAATTTATCATACTTATCAGTGGTGTTGGTGTGTATAAACAGACAGATACTTTTGTCAGTACAGGTTATATTATCTCTGCTTTAGCTGACTTCTATACATCTGAAAAGAAACAATGGGTAGGAGCAAAACTAAATACTAATGGTGTTAGTTCAGGAACTATAGCATTAGCAACAACAACTATTCCTAATGACATAAACAACTCTGCATCTATTACTTGGACACCACAAATATCTGTTGCCTCTGGTACAGGTGGAGAAGAAGAAGTTTTAGAATTAGTACAAGGTAGATGGATGTCTGCAAAACTTACTATAACTACAAGTGACACATCACAATCACCAGAGTTATTATCGTTTGCTGTTAGAGGTTTCCAGTTAGTCAATGACTTGGTTGTAGATATGCCAATAAATATATCTGATCAAGTAGAAAGACCATTTAGGAAAGCACTAAGAGTCAATGGACAAGGGGATTTAATCTATCAAGCACTAAGAAATAAAGAAGGACAGAATGTCCAATTAGAGATATTCAGACCAGATACTTTATTACGAGGTATAATAGAAAATGTTAGTAGTCCTATTGAAGAAATTTCTCCAAGAGGGTCTGTAACACAATATTGTCTAGTAAGATTTAGAGGTAGTAAGGTTATTGCAACTTCAGCCAGTGGTGAAGGATTAGCCATAGGATTACTAGGTGTAGAGAGATTAGGATAGAATGACAGCACAAGAAACAAAGCTATTTAACGCTTTTGAAACAACCTTAACAGCAACTATGGGTTCATCAGATACAACCTTTACTGTTAATGCTGTAGTTGATAGCTACCCTACAACTCTTGCTGCACCTTTTTACATAGTTATAAACCCTGATAGTGCAACGAACAGAGAAGTATTATTAGTTACTGCTGTCAACACAGGTACAAAACAATTAACAACATCTGTACCAAATAGGTACTTAAAAGGATCAGCAGCTAGTTCAGGATTATCACATTCATCTGGAACTGTTGTACGAATGGCTCCTTTACAACAACACATAGAGGACATTAACGACAGAGTAGATGCAAACTTTAACGAAGCTGGTACACAGATAGTTGCAGGTAATGCAGTTAAAGATGAGGACAATATGTCATCTGACTCTGCAACACATTTAGCAACACAACAATCTATCAAAGCGTATGTAGATACACAAATAGGTGCAAGTGACTTAGACTTATCTGCTGATAGTGGTACGAACATTGCTATTGATCTAGATACAGAAGTATTAGATTTAGAAGGTGGTACTGGTATAGACACAGCAACTGGTACTAACAAAATAACTTTTGGAATAGACAGTACAGTAGCAACTCTTACAGGTTCACAAACTTTAACAAACAAAACTATAAACAGTGCAAGTAATACTCTTACAGTTAATTTATCACAAGCTACTTTAACAGGTACTTTTGCACAATTTAACACAGCAGTATCTGATGCAACATTAGTAGATTTAGATGACACACAAACTCTTACTAACAAAACAATAAACTTTGAAAACAACACAGCAATAGTTGTATATGCAGTCACAGTAGCTGGTGGCAAGTTTGTAATAGATGGAGAATCACAAGCAACAATATCATTTAGACCTGGTGTTGTTCATAGATTTGATGTATCTGATAGCTCAACTGCTACTCATCCATTTGTATTATCAGAAACAAGCGAAGGTACAGCTTATACAACTGGTAGAACTGCTAGTGGTTCACAAGGTAGTGCTAATGCTTATATTCAATTTACTGTAAATGCTGATACACCAGACAATTTATTTTATTATTGTTCTTCACACTCTGGTATGGGTGGAAAGATTGGTGTATTTGGTTCTACTTTAGAAGGTGGATCTGGTCTTACAATAACAGGTAACAGTATTGCTGTAGATGCAACAGTTATTACAGGACAAACTAACGAAGGAACTGCTGACAATAATGATGTCATTCTTATTTATGATGACTCTGCTAGTGGATTAAAGAAACAAACAAGAAGTGCTTTCTTGTCTGGTACTGGTGTTGGTAATATGAATAGCTTTAATATATCAGATGGTTCTACATCAGAAACAATAAGTGATGCAAATACAATTACATTTAGTGGTACTTCTAATGAAGTAGAAGTAGCAGTAAGTGCAACAGACACAGTCACTATAGGACTTCCTGCAAGTATTACAGCTAACCTTGTAGGTAATGTTACAGGTAACGTTACAGGTAATGTAACAGGAACTGCTGGAGGATTATCTTCCACATTAGCAGTAGGTAGTGGTGGTACAGGATTAACTTCTTTCACAGTAGGTGACTTAGCTTACGCTTCTGCGACAACAACTATAGCTAAATTAGGCATAGGTACAGCAAACCAAGTCTTAGCTGTCAATGCTGGTGCAACTGCTCCTGAATGGGTAGATGCAACAACAGGTGATATAACAGGAGTTACAGCAGGTACAAACATAAATGGTGGTGGAACTTCAGGAAATGTAACAGTCAACTTAGATACAACAATTACAGGTTTATCATCAGTAACTTCTACTGCATTTGTAGGAGCTTTAACTGGTAACGCTACTACTGCAACAACTTTACAAACTGCTAGAACTATAGCTGGTAAATCATTCAATGGATCAGCAAACATAACTGTAGCTGCTGGAGATCTATCAGACATATCTACTTCTGGTGTATCAGATGGACAAGTATTAGTTTATAACAATACTGCTAGTCAGTTTGAACCAGGATCAGTAGGTTCTGCAACTGCTCTTATTGATGGAGATTCAGACTTTACACTATCAGATGGTGTTGCTAATGGAATACACTACGAGTTAGACAATACAGATATGGCTGACTGGAATCAAGCAGGTATTGCATTAACAACAGCAGGTGGAATATTTACACATCACCAAACACAAGCAGCTACTTATACAGTTGCAGCTAACACAGGTTCAGTTATGGCTGGACCTATCACAATCACAGGCACAGTGACAAACAATGGTACACTTGTAGTTATCTAATGGTAACTGTAAAAGTAAACACAATAAGCACAAGCTCAACTAACAATGTTGCTATGCAGTGTGCTTTAAATTTAAAGAATTTAGCTTCTGACCCTGCTGCTAATGTAAGTTCAGCAGGAGATATATATTACAATACAACAAGTAACAAAGTGAGATTTCGTAGTAGTAGTGCTTGGGGTGATTTATAATGTCAACTCTTGAAACTAACGCTATAGGTAAATACTCTGGTAACAATGTATCAGTTGATGATAGTTTAAATTTAAAGTCATACACTACAACACAAATGAACGCACTTACTTCTGCTGCTGGAGATATAATTTACAACAGTACAGAAACAGTACCCTACTATTACAATGGTTCTGCTTGGCAAGAACTAGCAGCTCCACCTATTACAGTATCATATTTAGTTATTGCAGGTGGTGGAGGTGGTGGTAGTAATAGACCTACTAGTGGTAGTGGTGATTACTGGGAAGGTGGTGGTGGCGGTGGTGCTGGTGGTTATAGAAATTCATACAACTCTGAAACTTCTGGTGGTGGTGGTTCATCTGAAACAGACCTTGTTCTTGTTGCAAACACAAATTATACAGTAACAGTAGGTTCTGGTGGTGCAAGAGGTTATACAACTGGTAATGGTGTAAATGGTAATAATAGTGTTTTTGCAACAGTAACATCAACAGGTGGAGGTTTTGGTGGTGGAGCTTTAGCTAATGCAGGAACAGGTGGCTCTGGTGGTGGTGCAAGAAGTGCAACAGCAGGTAGTGGAACTGCAAATCAAGGATACGCTGGTTCAAATAGTTCACTTCCAGCTGGTGCAGGTGGTGGTGCTGGAGAAGCAGGTGGAACTGATGGAACAGGTCTTGGAGGAGATGGTTTAGCTTCATCTATAACTAGCTCATCAGTAACAAGAGCTGGTGGTGGTAGTGGTGGTAATTATAAAAATGTAAGTGGTATTGTTGCTGGAGGAGATGGTGGTGGTGGTGCAGGTGGTCGTGGTGCAGAAAGTAGTGGAGGTGGAAGCACTGATGGAGCTGCAGGAACAGTAAATACTGGTTCTGGTGGCGGTGGAGGTGGTGGTTGGTCTGGTGGTGCTACAGCAGGAGGTGTAGGTGGTTCAGGAACAGTAATACTTCGTTATGTTAATACTAAAACTATTACTATTGGTGCAGGATTAACAGGTACAACTGCTACTGATGGTTCAGATAAAGTTACAACAATTACTGCAGGAACAGGAAATGTGAGCTTTGCATAATGAGTGAATTAAAAACAAATAAGATTTCAACAAATGATCAGAACAATGTAGCAATAGATAATGCACTTGGATTAAAGTCATATACTACTACTCAAAGAAATGCTTTAACTTCTGTTGCAGGTGATATGATTTACAACTCTACTTTAGATATTCCACAATTTTACAATGGTACATCTTGGATTGATACTGCACCTGGAATTAGTTTAGATTTTTTAGTTATAGCAGGTGGAGGTTCTGGAGGTACTAACTCTGGTGGTGGAGGAGGAGCTGGTGGTATGCGTTCATCTGTAACATCTACTGGTGGTGGTGCAAGTAACGAGTCACCTTTAAAACTAGGAACTGCTGTTAACTATTCAGTAACTGTTGGAGCTGGTGGAACTGCAATAGGAAATGTCAATGTCACAGAAGGTAATGATGGTAATAATTCTATATTTGCAAGTGTAACCTCTATTGGTGGAGGTGGTGGAGGTTCTGTTAGTAGTCCTGGAACAGGTAGAACTGGTGGTTCTGGAGGTGGTGGAGGTGAACCTGGTAATGGTGGAACTGGAACAACTGGACAAGGTTTTGCTGGTGGTAATGGAGGTAATCCAGTTCAAACTGCTGGTGGTGGAGGAGGAGCTGGAGCAGTAGGAGTTAATGCAACATCTAGTGCAGGTGGTGCTGGTGGTGCAGGAGCAACTAATTCAATAACTGGTTCAAGTGTAGTTTATGCTGGAGGTGGTGGTGGTGGTTCTACTGCTACTGGAACTGGTGGAGCAGGTGGCACAGGAAGTGGAGGTAATGGTTCTGGTGGTGGAGGTGGTGGTGGAAACGCTACTGCAGGAGGAACAAATAAAGGTGCTGGTGGAGGTGGTGGTTCTGGTAACAGTAACTTTTCATCTGCTGCAGGTGGTAGTGGTTTTGTTTGTATAAAATTTCCAGATAATTATTCAATATCTGTAGGAGCAGGATTAACAAGTTCATCTGCAACTGCAGGTGGTTACAAAACAGTACAATTTACAGCAGGAACAGGTACAATTAGTTTTAGCTGATATAATAGGAGATAGATATGGCACATTATACATTTTTAGATGAAGATAATATAGTAACAGAAGTTATTACTGGTATAGACGAAGATAGTACCGATACACTTCCTGAAGGTTTTGATAGTTGGGAAGCATGGTATGCAGATTTTCGTGGACAGACTTGTAAAAGAACTTCCTATAACACCAGTGGTAATGCACATAGTGGAGATGGAACTCCTTTTAGAGGTAACTATGCAGGTATAGGATTTACTTATGACTCAGACAATGATGTATTTATAGCACCTAAAACTTATGCAAGTTGGGTAATGAATGAAAGTACTTGGACTTGGAAAGCACCAGTAGATATGCCAGATGATGGTAAACAATATATTTGGAATGACAACACAGGAGCTTGGGAAGAACTGGCTGAATAATGTCATCAATACTTAAAGTAGATAACATACAAGAGAAAACTGCAAGTGGCACTATACAACTAGGCAACACAGTATCAGAAGATGTTACTGCTGTTACTTCTAGTTCAGGTACATTAACTTTAGATGCAAGTGTTGGTGGATTTTTTACAGTTGCTTTATCAGAGAACATTACTACTTGGACAATCAGTAACCTACCAGCAGGTAGAGCTACAGTTATCACAGTACGATTTACACAAGACAGCACAGATAGAACTGTTGTTTCTACGATCAACACAGTTGCTGCTAAAACAGCAGGTGGTGGTGGTTGGACAATGACAACTGGTTCTGGAAAGATAGATATAGTTACAGTTCTCTTTGATGGAACAAATTATTATTTAGTACCACAACAAGACTGGAGTTAATATGCCTATTGGACAAGCTAAGTTTGGCTTACTAGGTGGTGTTGTAATAATATTCATATAGATGACAATAGAGACCAAAATATAAGAGCTAAAGTTGGTGGTTCTGTGGATGCTACAAATGATTATTTTAGAGCATTTGAAAATCAATTTACAAACAATAATTGGTATGAAGATAGAGATGCAACTTTAAATAGATTAAGAATAAATTCAGAAGTTGGAGGTTTTTCTCCAGAGTGTTGGAATGCTTATATTTATATGTACAATGCTTTAAGCAGTACTCAGTACACATTTTTTACACAATCAAATAATGTAATAGGACACGACGGATCATTAGGTAATCGTTATGGAGCTGGTGGTTATTTGGAAACTGATGCTTTAAGTGGTGTTCAATTTTTTCCAAGCAGTGGTTTTATGAGAAGTGGTACTATAACTTTATACGGAATTCGGAACTCATAATGCCTTTAGAATTTGTTAAAGAACAAAGTAGTAGTGGAAGTACAGTGCAACTTACTGACTGTTTTAGTTCAAAATATAAAACTTACAAATTAGACATAACTGCACTTGATATGCAAAATCAAGTAAGTTTATCTATGAGATTTTTAAATAGTTCTAATGCAGAAATTGCATCAACAAATCACGATTTAGCAAGACAAACTTTATATTCCCACGCAGGTTTTGGTCAAACAAGAGTAACTGGTCAAAATAGATTTGAAATAGATTACTATGATACTGATGCTACTGCTTTTGGTATTGGTGTATCTATGTACATTTACAATCCTTTTGATAGTCTTTATACATATTTTGTTGAACAAGGTTCATATTATGAACAGATAGCTCCAGGTGGTGATGGAACAAAACAAATTGGTTGTTTAAAAGAAACAACAAGTGCAACAGGTTTAAGTTTTTTTCAAACTACAGGTGGAAGTTTAAGTGGAAGTATTGAAGCAATAGCATTTCAAGTGTATGGTGTAAAATGAGCGATACTTTAGTTCTTATAGAAAGTGCTACGGCTAGTAGTGATTCTGCAATTACATTAAATCCTTTAGATTCTACTTATGATGTTTACAAAGTTGTTCTAAGTAATGTAATACCAGCAACAGATAATGTTAAATTGCGTATGAGATTTGCAACATCAAGTGGTGATAGAGATTCCAGTGGTTATGATTATGTTCATAAAATAATTAAAACTGCTTCTGGTTTTGGCGAAGATTCTGCAATAAACCAAACTTCTTTTGCGTTAACAGAACAAGAATTAGGAACAAATACAGGAGAAGTTGGTAACGCTGTAATTTATTTGTTTAACACACAAAATAGTTCGGAGTATTCTAATTACACAATGGAATCAGTTTGTTTAGATGATAATGGTAATATGTTTGGTAATCAAGGTGGTGGTTGGTACACTGAATTAGAGCAACACACTGCTGTAAGTTTTTTTATGGCAAGTGGAAATATAGCAAGTGGCGAATTTAAATTATATGGACTTGTTAAATAAAATTATGTTAAGATAGGAGAGATATGTCAACATTAGAAGAAATGCAAGTTCAAGCAGATGCTGAAGTAGATGCAGCTAAACCTTTGTACATTCGTAGAAACAATGAACAAATAGAAAGAACAGATGAAGAATATGCACAGCTTAAAAAAGATATAGCTGATGACAAATGGAATAAGCAACAATATGGTTATATTGAGGCAAGACAAAGACAATACAAACCAATAACAGAACAACTAGATATGCAGTACTGGGATAGTGTTAATGACACAACTACCTGGGCTGACCACATTGCTAAAGTAAAATCTGATAACCCTAAACCTGAATAAGTAATCGTGTGATAAAATCCATAGTATGGATTATTTAATAGGATTTCTTTTAGGGTATTTTTTAAAAGAAGCTCTCGGATTTATTAAAAGAATAAGTGATTACGATTGGGATAATCGTATTTCATACCAAGATGAATGGGATTTCCTTACACAGGATGACCTTCCATAATGACAACTTCCAATGGCTTTACACAGAAAGAACTGAATCAAATGATATTTGATAAGTTAGATGACATAGATAAAAAGCTAGATGAGAAGTTAGATAAATCAGAATTTTATAAAGTATTGGGATTGGTTGCCACAGTTATATTAATTGTTGGTAGTCTAAGTATGTAGGGATATATGAAAGCACAAGTAAATTTAAGTCAAGTATTACAAGGTGGTTTAGCTGCACTTGTTGGTTGGTTATTTAAAACAGTTAATGATCTACAACAAGAAGTTACTGCCTTACAAGTAGAAGTTATTAATTCAAACAACAAACTTAGTGATGTATTGAACATCATACAGAATATTGATTCAGAGATTACAGAGATAATCTGGAAGATAGGTGGCTAAATGATTTGTGGTTTATGTACTGGTATGTGCAACACTTGTCCGATAGGTAAGTAATGTTTAAAAAACTTAAAGATAATCTTGGTCTAGTCGTAACAGGTATAGCTCTTATGTCCTCTGTTGGTGCAGGTATTCAATCTCTTAACGCTGTACTTATAACTCTTACAGGAATTGATGACAGGATGAATAACATTGAGTATGAATTTGTAACTCTTAAAGATAGCACTTATGTACAAAATGATATAGCTGTATTGTATGAGAAGATACAATCCTTAGAGATGGCTGCACAGAATGTAGGCAAGTTCAATGAAGAGATAGCTACCTTACAAGCTAACTTATATAACTTAGAACAAACAGTTAGAGATGGTGGGTTTGATTTAGATAGATATTACTTACTAGAAAAGTGGGAGTATCAAGACCTTAATGATTCGTTAACTAGAGTAGAAACACAAGTACAAACTGTTAACAATAATATGTGGGAACTTAACGATTTAAAAACTAGACTGGCATACCTTGAAGCTAACAACCATAGCCACTAAGATAAAGGTATGAAATTACAAGTAGTTAGGACACAATTTGGTAAGGATGCAACTAATGGGATGCTGTTTATTGATGGTAAGTTTGAGTGTTATACTTTAGAGGATCAGTATCAAGCAGTCAAAGTAATGCACGAAACCTGCATACCAGAAGGTACATACAAACTTAAACTTAGAACAGTTGGTGGATTCAATTCTCGTTACACAAAGAAATATCCTACCTTTCATAGAGGTATGTTATGGTTAGAAGATGTACCAGGTTTTGAATATATCCTGATCCATCAAGGTAACACTGATGAACATACCAGTGGTTGCTTAATCGTAGGAGATACACAACAAGACTTAGATGTAAACTTTAATGGTATGGTTGGCAGTAGTGCTAACGCTTACAAGAAACTCTATCCTAAAGTATCTGGTGCAATACTTAAAGGTGATGATGTCACCATAGAATATACAAAGATAAATCTTAATGGTGGTGATAACAAAGCTAAAGACCATATGATACTAGCTGATAGCGTATATGAAAAACTTCAAGAGATAAATGGAAATGTTATCAAAACAAATGCAATGTTAAAAGGTAGACTTATTACATAATGTTTGAGAAATTCAAAAGAAAAAGAAAAGAGGATGGTACATTCAAGAAGGATGTAGGGTGGACACCTTGGAACGAAGCCTGGAGTTATAAAATGAATGAAGAACTAAAAGATATGTTAGAGAGAGCTGTATGGACTTTCATAGAAGCCTTTCTAGGTGCATTAGTTATCAGCCCAATGGTAGGAATAGAGGCATCAGCCCTTGAAATTGCTGCTATATCTGGTGGTGGTGCTGCTTTATCTGTCATCAAGACATTCGCAAAGAAAAAAATAAGCTAAGAAACTGTCATAAAATCTGATTATACTAAGCCTTAACAGAAAGGCTGCGTATGAAGAAAGATAAAAAAGACTTAGGTAACAACTATTTTAAGTCAGGTTGGCAACCATCAGCAGAGTTTGATGAGTCCACAGGCTTAGGAGAGATTACTCACATAGGTCAAGACCCTAATTACAAATCTAAATTTGATACTATCTTAAAAGATTGGGGCTTTGATCCAGAACATTACGAGATAGATGGCAAAGTAAAAGCATCATCTTGGAACACACAACTTAAAGGTGGCACAGTTGAAACCTTTTATGCGTTCAAAGGAGTGGTCAGAAGGCGACATCCACAGCGTGATGAATGGTATGACAAGTTACTTAAAGAAGTATCAAAGAAGAAACCACTACAGAAAAAGAAGATTAAGAGTGATCTGGCGTACATCTTCACGCTAAGTGACTGGCAACTCGGCAAAGTGGATCTAGGAGTAGAGAAAACGCTTCAGAGATACGACAAGGCACTTGATAGAGCAGTAGCAGAGGTTAGGCGACTAGGTAGCGTAGATGAAATTTATTTGCTTTCTATGGGCGATTTAACCGAAGGTTGTTACGGATTCTACGATTCTCAACCACATAATGTATCGTTAAATCTATCTCAACAGTATCACTTAGCAAGAAAGCTCATAATGAAAACTGTTGATACATTTCTACCCTATGCAAACAAGATTATACTGTCTGGTGTACCTGCTAATCACGGAGAGATGGCTAGATCAGGCAAAGGACAGGTAGTTACATCACGATTAGATAACTCTGACACTATGCACTTGGAGATATGCCAAGAGATTATGGAACAGAACCCACGATATGACAAGGTAAGTGTGTCCATACCAGAGGGTTTCCATCATACATTAGACATCAAAAATGTGACTGTGGGGATGGACACACGGGCATATGCACGCTGGTGGTCAGGGTCCAGAGGGAAAGATAATGAAGTGGTGGCAAGGACAAATGTTTGGTGACTTTCCAGTAGGAGATGCAGAGATTCTTATTACAGGACATTTTCATCACCCTCGTATGATGCAGCAAGGTAACAGAACTTGGTTTCAATGTCCATCTATTGATGCAAGTATAGACTTTACTGCACGAACTGGTATGTGGAGTAAGCCTGGAGTGTTAACCTTTACTATTGATAAAGATGGTTGGGATAATTACAAGATAGTTTAATACTTGTTAAGATCCAATCTAAAATCTACACATTCTGGAGTACAATACCACCAATACTCTGACTTTAAACCTGCATCTAGGTATGGTTCATCAGTGTAAATCATAGTCTTTTTAGGATAATAATAAAAACATTCAGTACATAGTTGTTGTTTTAAGTATTTTATTCTTAATTTGTGTATGTTTCTATCAAAATTTATTTTAAATTTATTATTCCCATAATCGTTTGGGTGCATTTTACTTGGATTTGTTTCAACATAATCTTTAAAATGATTATAGCTGTTACTTAATATTCTTTTATACACCACAATAGCCAGAACATTCATCATCAAACAATCCATACTGTGGATCATCTTCTGCTATAAAATCTATATCAGATAGTGGCTCCATTTTCCTATGCAAAAATAATTCACCATCTAATTTACTAACAAACTGACTTTCTTTATTTGACCTAAGTTGTTTGTCAAAGTCTAATGCGTATTCAAATTCTTTTGGATGTTTTACTTTGATCCTCTGCCATTCTTTATTGTCGTGATAAGGACAAATAATACAAGCTGATCTTGGTGGTTGTGGAAAACCTAATGTTTCAAAGTAATGCAAACAATCGTGTCTTGATATGTTGTTCTCTATCAATGGATAACAATTTATAGCCCATTTATTAGGTGGTTGTTTTGCTCTCTGGATCTCATCAGAAGATATACCCATAACAACTTCAACAACTTTACCACGAAGATTTGTAACATCAAGTAACTCTCTTATTTTTTTATTTATTGGTTGTATTTTATACCTATCAGTACAAGTTCTTAAAGTAAGACCTTGTTTTCCATTAGAATTTTTAACAAAAACTGGTATTGAAGCAAAGAAACCAGATGGAGAAAGTATATCTTTTGTTATATCTCCTGTGTTCCTATCGTTGTTTACAATTATTATAGGAATTTTGTGTGAAACTTTTTCTTTTAGAAACTCAAACCATTCATAGACTTCTTTAGGTTCATTGCCAGTGTCAGCAAATATTGCTGCATCAACAGGTGCTATCTCACCATTGTATATTTTCATAAGTAATGTAGATGATTGCACACCTGCACCAAGTGATAGTATTCTTAGATCAGGTTTTCTTACTAAAGTATCTTCGTGTCCTAATCGCATCTCTTTTAGATATTTACTCATACACTATACATTCTATACTTAACTGTTAGCTCTGATCCAGCAATTATAAATTCCTCTGTAAATAAATAGCGTGTCATCTTTCCTGTAATTTTACAGTTAGGTGTTTCGCTATGGTTAATGAAACCACCAAGAGGTGTACGCAGTAGGTTGTTATCTTCACCAAACCAGTGTGCGTGTGTCATACCTAGTGACTCGTAAGGTTCTAAATCTTTTAAGGTAAATAGACCTAAGCCCTCTATTTTGCTTGGTTGAATAGTTAGGTATTCAGGTAAAGGTCTATACATCTTCTTCAATTGTATGATCTCTAGGTAATCTTTTATTTATATTTTCAATTCTTTTTTGTGTAACTATAAAATTACAATCTGTACAAACTCTACCTCGCCATACTGGTACACCATTATGACTTGTTTCATTTGTTATTTCATTTTCACAAAAATAATTAGAACATATCATTCTTCTTCTTGTGTTACTTCTTTATTAGTAATAGTCATAGTATTAGAGGTAGATTGCAGCAATCTCTTGCTTACCATCTGGTTTATTAAATATAATTGTTTTAAAGCTACCTCTCTTCTCTAACTCTGCTAATAGTTCTAGCATATTTACTTTAGATAAGTCTGTCATATCTTCCTTCCATACTGTTCATATAAATAGCCTACCTCTTTTAACACTGCTTCATTGTGTTCAAAGGCAGTTGTTTGTGGCATCTCTTTGATCTCCCAACCGAAAGTTGTAACCACTTGCAACTAAGTCATTTATATTCCAAGTAATAATTTTAGTCTTGTGTTCTGTAAGATAGATAAACTCTTTACCTACCTCTATTGCTTTGTCATAGTTTGCTATAAGTTTAGCTCGTTCAATGAGCCAGGATTATATTTCCTATCTCTTGATTTAATCTCCATTAAATACTGCTTGTTCTCACAATCATAATGAGAGTATTGATCAGCACATTTTTGTAAGGAATCCATAACAGGAAACATCACATTAAGTCTGTTGATAATTTCTTCTTCTGTCAATGTACATAACCTTTCTACACTCTTCGCAGTAATTATTGATTAAGTTAGTTGGCTCACCAAACAAGTCAAGCTCACCTATATTACAACTAAGACACTTGTTCACGAGCCGTCTTTAAGACTCCAAGTTTCTGTGTCAACCCAATCAAAGATGTTACCTTTGTTAATAGATCCATCTGCTAATGCTGATTTTGCTTTTGCAGCTAGTTCATCATCTCCATTGTCAATAGCTTTAGTAAGACAGTTGTTAAATGTATTCATCTGCTTCTCACTAGGTTGCTCTTGCATCCAAGGTCCTTCTTTTACTTCTCCCACTTCTTCCTCCTTATTATCTGACACTTTTGCATCAAGTACATCAATGATGTTATTGATAGTGTCTGTGTTTCCTTCTCGTTCTTTGTATTCATCTGCGTAGTTAGTAACAAATGTTTCTACATTGTCTAAGAATGTTTTGATTGTACTTTCTTTCCAAGTAGCAACATCTCCTGTTACTTTTGCTTTTAGTTTGGTCATCTCCATAGAGGTTTTCCAACACTTGTTAGCAAAGTTCTTGTCCTCATTACAGGATATAAATACCATCTCTTGTAATATTTTTTGTGTAATCTTTGGTTCTGTTGGTTGCATAATATCTTTAGCAAAGTTTTCTTTAGCTTTCTTTAAAGCCTCATCCTCTTTTTCTATGACCTGATCTTTAACTGTACCTGTCTTTTGTATTGGTTGTGGTGCAGAGTAATGTTCTTCCTCTGTCACACCACCATTCCAGAGTTGGTCTAACCCAAACCAAATCGCATACAACATCGCTTGATACCATCTGATACTGCAAGTTTAAGTAGTTCGCTTTCAGTTAACTTCGATTGAAGCGTGTACATCTACATCTCCTACACTTCTTCCATACCAAGACCAGGTATCTCTAAACTGCACTTCGCACCTACAATAGCGTTATCTTTATCTCTGAGTACTTCATAGTGAAGTTATACTTCTGGTGCTACATCAATCTAATCTTTTAGTGATGATGCCGTGACTTATGTAATCTCCGAACTTACCTTGTGGTGCTTTGTTAATAACATTCTTTGGGAAGTCTTTAGATTAACTTTTTTTGTGTTTCTTTATTCATTATTTATCTCCTATTTTCCTACATTATAGTTACTAAGTATGACAATATCTACTAGACTGAAACTGATAAACAGATTATTCAATGTTTATTTCCTTTCTGAAGTAGATAACCTCTAGCAATAGAGGTTGTTTACTTAACAATCCTATGGATCATTTGTCTAGTTAGTTCAGTAGTCGTTGCTAATGACTGTGCTGATATGCCTACATTGTATAGGTCTTTGATTGCCTTATCTCTTAACGCTTTGTATATTTTATTTAGTTCTTCTAATCCTGATAGCTCATTCAAGCTCTCTTGCAGTACTAAATATAACTTCTCTTTCTCTTGCTTGTCTACATTCTCGCTAATGTTCTCTTGTGCTTGTTGTAATAGTTCCTCCATTACATATCCTTTCTGATCTGGTCTAAAAATTCTTGTGATAATCCCTGTGATTTTCGTTGTTGTTCTTCTAAGCGTACTCGTTTATAGAACTTGTATCTATATATTAATTTACTAAACATAATTCCTTTCTGTTATTTATAGTTAGCTTGTAACACACAAAACATCTGTACTAGGTTTAGAAGTTCTTGGCTCTTTTAAACCACTAACCCATAGTATGTGCTACAAGCTAACTACAACTTGTCTATATTGTACTGTCTGCTCTTTTAAGAGTGACAATGAATGATCCCATTTGACTTTCTTGGCTGACTACTTCTAATCTATTACGCCTACAGTATCGTTCTACCTCGCTTGTGCTAGGGAAGATACGAAAGCTCTTATTAAAAGCTACGACTATCTGCCTACAATCTCGTGGCATATCAATCTTTATCATAAATAACCTTTCATTACAGTATAAACAGAAGTTTACAATAGCGTGTAAACTTATTTGACTTTGTTATTCTCTACAGATCCTTTGAAGATATGTATGTTAGTGCGTTTATATAACCCTCATCATAATAAATATCTTCTTTGCTCATATTGTGTCTGTCTTTATCTAGATCTGCTTGTGTATCGTTTATAAGTTTATCTATTTTTTGTCTTAATTGTTCGTTCATTATTCTCCCTCTCCTCTAAACATTTCTTCAAAACATTCTGGGTGTACCCCATTTAACAGTTGCTCTCGCTCTGCTCTGCTATGATCTGGGAATATATCCTGGATTAATCTGCGTAAGTGTCTTGGTGTTTCAATAAACTCTTTATATTTCTCCTCATCTACCATAACTGTACCTGTCTGCCTACAATGTATACATTCTTTAGTTGTTACTGCGAACATTATTCTTCCTCTCTTTAATTAACCTACCTACATTGTAACTACTATGTTACATAATGCAAGTTATATACCTACATTTTCTATGTGCCTACAATATCGCTAGATAGTTTTGATCTGCCTACACTTTAGTTATACAGATCCATAGAAAAAACCCTAGCTATAAGGGGATAACTAGGGCTTAATCTTGTTGTTAGTTACTTTTAATATCTAATAATTTCAAAGTTAGTTTTAAAATCGTTCTTTGTTTCGCTACACCAACGCAATATATAATCTATTGGTGCGTAAGTGCTATCCTCTAAATCAATAAAATCTTTACCCTTAAAGATCTTTTTTGCTATTTCTGTTTTTGCTTTTAACTTCAATATCTTACCTCTATTAATTGCTCTAACTTTTCATAAAAATACAAATAGACTTTCCCCCTTCGTGTATTACAAATCCAACAACTTGAATTTGTTTCGTAAAATTCACCATAAACGCCGTTCTTCCATTTTAAATAACTTCCGTGGTAACAGAAGTATTGTTCAATTTTGATATAAATTAGTTCTATTATTTTTCTCATTACTTCCCCCAAACTTCTGGAAATAGTCTTTTATATTCCCTTATCATTCTGTAATGTCTTACTTCGTTTAATGTGCCTACAATAGCCACTCGTAACACGATTATAAAACCGATCGTTATTATTAAGCCCTCTATACTATACATTATTTAACAACCTCTTTAAATCGTCTTTAAATAGCTTTACGCATTCATTTATTGAATAACCAATATATTGTTGTATATAATTATTATCAATAGAGCTTATTTCAATAACTCCAGAATGATTATATTTATAAACATTATATGTTTTATTTTCTTTTATTAATGTTGGATACATTTTTTTAACCTCCCTTTAGCGTTTAACCTTTAAACACTATAAGCACCCTACAACAAAGGAAACAGAGTGCCTAACTGTTTATTCTTCTTCTTGTGTTAGCTCATCAATAATATTATAAATTATTTCATAGCCGTTATTCTCAAATAAATTTAAACACTCGGCTAACATTGTAAACTCTAAATACCCTAAACATTCGCTTGGATTTTTAACGATCGTTTCACCATAATACGATTCGCTATACCCTATTAAGTCAAGATATACACAATATGGATTGTTTCCACTTTCATAATTATGTGACCACTCAAACAATCTTTTAATTGTTTCTTTCGGTGTTGTTGTTTCTTTTATATCCATTACTTCCCTTCTTTCTTTTCTATATCTTTATCTATAAATAAATTTAAAGTATGTAAATGAGTTATAACAAACTCTAAATTAATCTTGTTAGTTGTAGAGATCCTTAAATCATTTTTAATATTCTTTAACAATTCCTTATTTTGATTATTTCTTAATTTAATTAAGTCTAATAATTCTTTTGTATCTTTATCCATTACTTCCCCTTATATAGTTTGTAACCTTTATGTTACTACATACTTATTATATGTATAGTATTTCTTTTAATTTCTTTTATCAATCGGGTTACGATCTTGTTAGTTGGTAGAGGTTGGAGGGTTAGGGGATAATATTAATTCCTAGTGTCGCTCTCTCATTCCAAATCATACCACCCCCATTATTTGAAAAAAATATCCTATTGTTTTACAGAATGCATTCTTTCTAGGTTATTTTAGATTAAAGCCTATAAACATTAGCTAGCCTATAATATCCATTATGTTGCGTTAGCCCTTAGACCTTGTAAATAAGTGCATAATGCCAATATGACACGTGCCTAAGCGTAGCGTAACACACCACTCAATCCATGGCAACTGTTTAGTTAGAAGTGTTCACGATCTTGGTAGATTGTGTACATACAGTAGGAGAGGAATTGCAGTAATAAACATCTTTTCTAATCTGTTTGAGGTGTACTTCACACTCTATACATTTCATACTGTTTATTCTACTTGTTTATCTTTTATTGTGGTTCTAACCCTGTGTCACTCCCTCCCAAAAACCAGAATGAACTCAATTAAGTAACATTTAAATATGTGAAGTAATAGGCTTTTACCCTAGTTATGATGGTCTAGCTAATCCACTTTCCCTTTAGTGTTGATCCAACATATCTTTCCTAAGAGCTAGAGAAATGTTTTGTTTGTTGTTGTCATACTATCACACCATTACTAATATGCAAGTACCTGGAAAATCCAGGTGCAGCGTATGAGGATACGCTTCTATTTATAATAAGAAAGAAAAACTTTCATCTAAGTAAACAGTACTGTGGTGTACAGTGTAAGAGAGGAATGTTTTTGTGGATTGTTATATTTTTCATAACAGTTTGGACAACTGTACGGAACAAGCCCCACCTAGGTGGGGTTTTGTTTATTGACTTAGTTTCTGATCTGGTATATAATGGAGTATCAAAAACACTTCCCTGTTTGTGATTAACCAAAAAACCCCTAGTTCTTCTAGGGTATGAAAATAAAAAATTTTTTTTAGCTCAGTGGATCTTGTAGGTCGGTAGGAGCATTTCTTCCTTTGATTCTAGGATACGATCTAGGTTTATGTTTATTACAGTATTTAAACTTATTGTACTTAGAAATAACTGTGTCACATCCTTTGTGAACACAGACTCTTCCACTACTATATGAAGTAGAGGGTTTGCTATTAGGATATTTATTACCTTTTATGTAATCACTCATACAACATATAGTATAGGAGATACAATGCCGAAAAAAGGTTACAGCCCTAAAAAAGGGATGAAAAAAAATAAAGTTAGAAAGAAAAAGTAATGGCTGAATGGCGAGGAATGAAAGTGAAGTTAAATTCACCTAGCCCTATATCAAAGGGTGAGCCTGGCTATGGTCGTAAAAAGTCTAAAGTCTTTGTAATGAAAAATGGGAAAGTCAAGAAAATAATGTTTGGCGACCCTAATATGAAGATAAGAAAAAATAACCCTAAAGCTCGTGCTTCGTTTCGTGCTAGACACAAATGCAGCACAGCTAAGGATAAAACATCTGCACGATATTGGTCGTGTAGAGCTTGGTAAGGAGAGAGAATGGCTAAAGTAAGTTGGATGTATGGTGGCAAAAGATATAGTGGCACCTTGATCCCTAGTAGAGAAACAAAGACACATAGGTTTGCTAGAACAGAAAATGGAAAGATAAAGAAACTTCCTAAAAATAAAAAATAAATAATGGCTGAACGCAAACAATGTAGCAATCCTGGCTGCGAAAAAAAGTTTACTGCAAAACACGGAATGAGTAGGTACTGTAGTCAACTGTGTTCTAATAAAGCTAAGTGGAAACGAGCTAAAGAACGAGAGCGACTTAAAGCTATAGATAAACTTGATATAAACGAAACTACTCTTAATCGTGGTGAACACTATGAGAACTATGTAAAAAACTACGCACAGTTAGTTGAACAGAAAAAAATAACAAGAGCTGATGTTGCACGAATGATTAGTGTTGCAGATGATATTGTTAGTAAGATGCACAATGCGTATCGCATAGATAAAGATAATGCAGATAAACGAGAAGAGTGGACAACACCACAAGAAGCAATTAAGTCACTACAAAAGTTTGAAGATTTTAGAGATAGGTATTTCCAAACAGAAACTGGAGAGATATACGAAACAGCTGACTTTCACCAAAGATGGATTCAATCTATTTTAGATGCTATTGATACAGGTGGAGAGCAAATGATTCTTAGCCCACCACGACACGGCAAGACTGACTTACTTACACATTTTGCTATATGGCAGATATGTAGAAATCCTAATGTAAGAATTATGTGGGTAGGTGGTAACGAAGAGATAGCTAAGAACGCAGTAGGTGCAGTAGTTGACCACTTAGAACATAATGAAAAACTTATAGAGGATTTCTGTGGACCAGGAAAAACATTTAAACCTAAGAATAGATCAGGTAAATCTTGGACATCAGGACAGTTTACAACAGCTACCAGAACTGTTACTGGAATTAAATCACCAACAATGGTTGCAGTAGGTAAGGGTGGAAAGATACTTTCTCGTGACTGTGACTTGATTATTGCTGATGACATTGAGGATCACGGAACT